TCATCCTGCTTTGGTGGAGCATAGTGAACGTTGTCCGAACCCGTTGCCCGAGCAAATATCGCCACAGCCGTCAATCGCCGCATCAATCTCTTCGAGGGTCGCCGTATTGTGCTCTCCGGAATAATTGTATGTGATCACAATCTTATCATCATATACATAGACCGCGTTCACAAATACTTCTACAAGTCGCTTTCGGTAATCAGAGTTCTTTGCACCCCCTCCCCTAAACTGCTCCAGGAAGAAAACAACCTGGTCGCGCGTGATACGCGGCATTGCTACACTCTCTTCCATAATGCCGTTTTCAATGCGCGTTTTATCCGCCTCCAGGGCCTCAAGGCGCTCTTTTGTCGACGGGGTGATAATCCCCTGTTCGATTGCTTTAATAACATTTTCGATCGCTTTTTGAGTCTCTTTGAGTTGATCCCGTAAGCCTTTCAGCACGGAATTATCGTCTCGCTCCCGTGCAATATAATTCATAACGCCGTCGGCAATCTCATTTACAACCTCGTCAGATGCAACCAATCGAATCGTTTCATTGATCACCAAATCTTCAATCCAGTCCTTCGGGACTGATTTCTTATTGCACGTTTTATCCCGCTTCTTGCCGACACAGGTGTAGTAGTAATAGGTGGATTTGCGGCCGCCAGTTCCAGAATCTCCGATCATTCCCATACCACAATGGCCGCAATAAAGTTTCGTAGTAAGCAAAAATTCTACTTCACTTTTCTTTCTCGCCCTCGCCTTTTTGTTTTTATCCAACTGCTCTTGCACGGCCGCGAACAACTCCTCTCCGATGATGGCAGGCATGCCACCCTCTATCCTGGTGTCTCTGTACTTATAAATTCCGATATACCGTTCGTTGCGCAGAATTTTATCAAGTCCGCTTTTTCCGAAGGGCTGGCCTCTGGCTGTTCTAAAGCCGCTGGTATTGAGTTCGTCAATGATTTCTCGCAGGGTGGCTCCCTCATGGTACAGCGTAAAAATACGCCGAACAACTGGGGCGGTCGCCGGATCGATCTCATAATGCTTGTCCGGCCCAGTGCGATATCCGAGAATCCGTGCCCCGCCGTTCACCTTGCATTCCATCGCATTATCTGCTTGGCCCCTCCGGATGTTCTCGCTTAAACTAGCAGAATAATATTCCGCTTGACCCTCAAGCACGGATTCAAGTAAAATGCCCTCTGGCCCATCCGGGATACTTTCCCGCGCGTATACAACTTGTACGTTATGCCGCCGTAGGCGGGCTTTGTAAGTGGCGGAATCATATCGATTCCGAGCGAAGCGATCTACCTTCCAGGTGATAACATATTGAAAATTCCCGCGCTCTGCGTCCTTAATCATGGTTTGAAAATTTGTTCGCTCGTCGGTCTTACCAGATATAGCCTCGTCGATATAGACGCCTAGCACGATCATGTTGCGACGGACCGCATACTCCAAATCTTCGCGGATCTGCCCCTCGATGGATTCCTCGCGTTGACTGTGGGAGGAATAGCGTGCGTAAATCACCGCATAAAACGCCCCCGCACCGGGTTTGATGCCCTCGACGTATTTATGGTAGTAATCCAGCAGATCTTTGATTTTGCGGTCCTTGTCGCCGCTTACATTGAGTGCTTCGAGGGTTTGGATGTATTGAGATAAGGTCATAAACATTTCAATCCACACCCCTCTCTTTTATTTAATAATTTCTGCTATTTGCTGTACTATAACCCAAAACCCCAGAAAGCGCAACACCTAAGAGCGACAAAAGCGCAATGACTATTGTATTATCCGTTTCATTACTCCTCCGCTTTGCACCTTAATTTCTTAGCGACACTTATCGCTCATTTGAAAATATCTTTTATTCCGAAAGTCGTTTTACTATAAATCTTGTTGTATGCCGCCTTCTTGGGATCCTTAATCCAGCCTGCACCCTTCTGTCCGTAACCAGGCACAACAGCCTTCTTAATTGCTCTCTTGGCCTTCCCGATTGTCGCCGCCTTTACCGCGCGCTTGAGCGACGGTTTTCTCATACCAAATTTCATTTTTAAGCCTCCTATCTCTTGCAATTGCCGCACAGGCGATAGCCCGCTGCTTCGATTTCCGCAATCGTGCCAGTCATGGAAGAACGATTTTCGGCATCCATCAGTCCCACAGACCGGCATTCCTTTGTATGGTAAACGTGCGTTTTTGTGTTCAGGATGACAGTGTATTTCTTTTCCGTGGCCTTTTCCGTTGTAATCGGTTGCGGCTTCTTTGTCGTTTGCTCTTTAGTGGAGCTTTTCCCCTCTGTGGCTATCGTTTTCTCCGTTGCCGTTTCCGCCTCGGCGGCCTCCGTGATGCTGATGCCGGACGCAGTCGCTGTTTCTCCGGAGGTGGTTCCTTCGTTGGTGCTTTCGTGGTTCTCCGGATAGAGCACTTTATTGTATTGCTTTACGGTTTCAATCGCACCGTCCTTGAAATAGACGTCAAAGCTCTTGGTGCCATAATAAATCTCGTGATAGTCCTTGCCTTCTGCATCCGTGTCATCAAATATGTAATTGACCTCTTTATCCATCCCGCACTGCACCAAAATTTTGAACGCGGCATCAGCCTGTTCTTGCGTGAGCTGTAGTTCATCCATAATCTTCTTGGCGGACGCAGTGTAATAGCTATATTGAGATTCCAGTTCAGCGTTCGTTTCGACAACTTCAGCGCATCCCGCGAGAAAGCACATTAAAATGGACAGCATAAGACAAATTATTTTTTTCATTTCTTTTTCTCCGTTCGTAATTTTTGAAAAGCAAATAAATGGAAATATTGTGACAAATAATTCTTCTTTAAATGCATATTAAAGAAATTTGCTCCTCAATCTATATAACGAAAAAAATCGTCAAATGTTGCACTTGAACATTTGTTTTGTACTAAATGCCAATCGTTTTTACTTTTTGTACAAAAATTCGACCTTTACTTCTCGCACCTTTTTTCGCCAAAGAGAACTATACTTCTCCCACAACCCAAATAAAGTGTGCTAGAATAATTTTCAAGTGGTGATGTTTCACAGTTTTCACATAACATGATTGGCGCTTGCAATAATAGCCATGAGGTGTTATGGCAT